TCCATCTTACCCGTTCCCTTTCGGGAAACGGCCCCAGCCCCCTTACGGACGTGTAGCGCCTTTCGGCGCATGGCAAAACGCCATTAGCTGATTAATCACAGCTCGACCGGCAAAAAATGCTGGTCGCGAACGTGTAGATCGGCGTCCGTACATAACCGTTGGACCCCCTTGTTACAAAAGGGTCTACCGGAGCGAATACCTCAAAGGGATTACTCCCTCCCATAGCATAAATGCTATAGGTCGGTATTTGCCAGTCGCCACTCCTGCGGATATTGTTCCGCTTCGGAGTGAGACTGTATGTATCAAACCAGCCTCCACAAAAACCGTTCCTACGATCCCTCCGACGAGTGTAAAGCTCGTGGCTACCTAGAAGGTGCCCGTCGCCGTACCCGTCAGGACCGTAGATCCGGTTATGCTCCCATGTCCAGGCTTCGCAGAGACGAGCGAGCTCACGCTCACCCCTCCGCATCGCCCAGTTATGGAAGTTGTAGAGAACTCTATCAGAGATATCATCTCTAACAAAGAAAGGACGGACGTCATTACCACTGAGCCAGTCGGCTCCACACGATTCTCGAAAAGGGCCTGACATGTAGGATTTCTGGGGATTAACCCAGAAGCCACATTCAGTTAGTACCTCGAAGAGAAGGTGGACAGCTTCCACAGGGATTATAATATCATCCCCGTAGACGCCGACATCTTGGTCATCAACCCCGACAACGCGGCAGCACCCAAGCGTGAGAGCCCAAAAAATCAAGCTCTCTAACTCAAATGTAAAGCCGTTACCCATAGAACTGAATTTCTCCAGCTCTACAGACACGCCATCGTAATTGATGGTTCCCGTCCTAAGAGATCCAAGGAATTCGGACCACTCAGGAGGCAACAAGTCCAAGACAACCCTGATCGATATAGTATCGCTCGCAGACGACAGGTCGATGGTCGCTAGACCACCGGTGACTGACCCCTTTCGGGAAAGTCTGCGATTACGATCCTGATTCGACAGGTCCAGCCCATAGGTGCGCAACCTACTCTTTAAGTAGGATCCCACCCCTAGTTGAAAGAACCCATTCAGTATGGGTTCAACAACGATAGGGCGGTGTGTCTTCGCACTTTTTGGTACGAAAACCAGCTTACCTTCGTCGACCCTAAGTGGCACTAGCTCCCGACGTTCGTCAGGATCTTCGCACCACAACGGGAATTTACCAGCATCTTTGACACAATGCTGGTCTACGAGATGGGGCACTTCCTCAAGGAGAGTGCCTGCAAAAGGTAGCAAGTCTTCGCTACACGCTAATGTGGCTGATAGCTTCCCTGACAAGGAAGCTTCCGCCATTTTCACGGATGTATTGGCCCCCGGGCCAAATCTGAACTTCAATTCTGAAAGTGCCGGCAGAGGTCCTAATACAGTACGAATTTTTCGTTCCGCAAAGTCTAATACCTTGCGGACCGCCAAAGTGGCGTTCGTCCTGTAAACCTCGTTAGTATGGGCACAGTGAAGTTCTGCCTTGATAAACGACTTAACGCCTTCAAGGAGGGGGTTGTATCCGATTTCAATCCAAGGGTTCTTAGAAAATAACCCCTGGATTTGACGAGCTCCGATAAAATCGTCGAGCGAGATCCCCGTAGGGATCTCGTAATCAACGACCGAACGAAGCTCACCCGCCTGGACAAGACTGTCCAGGAGAGCCGAACACTCCCCATTTTTGGAGTATAAGGCCGAGACCTGACAGAGGAAAACCATTGCGGCTTTCTTGTCACGTGGCGATGTCCAACCCTTGCGAGAGGGGTTGGCTGCATCCTGTTTGGTTTCTAAAACGGTGAGTATTGAACTCATCGATAATCTCCTATCTCGAATAGAAGTAGAAAAAGTTGCTAGCCAAAGCTAAGCCGTCTTACGACGGCCGAATGCCTTGCGTAAAGAACAGAGGCACGGGCGCCGTAGAAGCAAGGAAGCTTCCACCAGCCGATGCTTGATCTAAGGTACCTGTAGCCGTCGTGGCCGAGGCACCTTGCAGACATCCAACAACAAAACTGAGCAGGTTTGAACGATCTTGCGACGTGGATCTCCGCGAGGAGATGTGCGTCACATGCATCACTTCAGTGTAGGCAACCTTTGGAGGTGCTACGTAACCTGCAGCAGTCCCTGATGCGCCAAGAGTCTCCATAACGGGGACTTCAAACATCAGCTTCCGTTTGTAATCACCATTCTTGAGGATTTCCTCAGAAAGAGTCAGGCGAACCTGACCATCGAACGGTGTACCAGCTGCAGACGCCCTCCAGAGGGAGGTGTTATCTGCGTCGCTGACCGGAAGGAGAGTATGTTCTACTCTCGTACTTGCGTCATCCTTCACTAGGATGTTCGCTTGAGCTGCCATTTAAGGCTCCTTGTGGCAATTTGCCATTGTGGGTTGATGATTTTGACTCTCACGGAAGAGCCCTACCCTTACGGGTATCGGACTATCGACCAAGTCGCTGATGAGCAAGAGCAATTGCGTTCCAGACCCTCGTGCCATGGACTGCTCCCTTAAGGGACACAGTTGGAGGAGGTACACTGGGCGGTGAATTGAGAACTAAGCGGTCGAGCCGTACCGAACGGTACTGCTCATTTGGGTCCGGGTAGACAGACATGTCGTCCCGAATCCAACCCGAGGGTTTAGAACCCCCGACCCACTTGAGATCTTTTACACCACTGCTCTTCGTTACTGTCGTTTGAAGGAACCGACCTTTTAGCTTCGGTACTTGATTCAGCATATCGAAATAGCTTCCGATAGGGATGAACCAGTCAATAACAAATGACCAAGGAAGAATCTCCCAGGCCACGCTCAGGGGATCAAGAAGACCGAGTTGTCTTTCAACAGACAACTCTTCCGACATCTCATAGATGAGACTTCTTCGAGTGATTTTCTCGAAGGTGCCGGAGTGATAGGACGGGGATGTTGAACCCTCGTACTTCGATTTCTTCTTGTGGCTGACACGAATCACATTGGTCCTAGGACCGGATGAGATCGCCTCAAAGGCTTTTGCAGCGTTGAAGGTGTCGCTTATAAACGGCAACCAACCATACTGCAGTTCCAGCCAGCGACCCGACACGTCGTCTGTCCGAAGACGTGTCGTGCGCGGTCTTGCACCGAGGCTGCGAGCAGCATCGGCGAAATTGCCTCTTTTGAGGCTCAAGATTGCGCGCGTGATCTGCCTGAGGTTAGAATCAACCATCCCAGATACTTGATGCATCTGGGCAAGGTTGACACCGAGATTGAAGTCATGACCTTTGACCTTCTCAACCAACTTTTCAAGTAGTTTGAGCTGGTCATTATTATTAAAGTCATGTGAATTGCTTAACGACCAAGCCGCGGGAGAATATCCCACAGGCGAGGAGGTGACAATCCAGCCTCGATCGACGCCGGCGTAAAACCAGCGTAACCGATTACCTACATACTTGTCCTCCGCTCTCTTTCGGGAGTAAAGGATAGTACTGTAGTTATTCCACTTCGTTCTACGAACTCCGGATACGACTTCACTCTTTCCGTCACTGCCTGTCCACTGCCTATGGTATGAAACCATAGAACGGTGGGATGCGGCGTTGACAGTAGAAATGGAGTCACCGGTGACCCCAGTAGTCATGGTATTACTCCCTTGCGGGAGAAACACCATCGAGGGACTTCGGTTCAGTACGTTTCTCAGGCAATTGATACCAATCAATTGCGGAGAAGTCGTAAGGAATCGATTCCCACTCACATGTAAATGGTTCCCCGTCGTTGTTCCTGCAAACGCGGTCCCACACCTTAGACAAGGTGTGATCGGGACCGAATAGCAAGATCAGGATGGAACCAATCAGACCCGAGATAGCAGCGTACTTTGCAGTACGACGCTTCTTTGGGGTTATTTGTTGCCCATTGTTGGGTCTGAACATGCGAGAGTCCTCTAGGTCGGACCAGAAATGGCCGATTGACGGTTACTAACCGCCAAACAGGCGGCGTCCACAATGGACG